CAGAAATGCTCAGGCCCCCTCTTGCGAGGGAGCCGTTGATTTCTGGGGTTGGTATATGATAATTTACTTACTCCACTCAATGGTGGAAACCAACCGAAAATTCGGTGTCGCCCTTATAGGACGATGTAACCTCCCTAACGGGGAGGCATTGTTTTATTTTGGTCAATAGTGACACCGGCCCGTAGGACCGTTTCTAACTTTCGCGAGAACGTCGACTGATCAAAACGTTAATAAGATCACGGAGAGACCTCCGGACCTATACTGTTGATAGACAGTGGTAAATCAAAGCTGGGGAACTTAAATCCTCCTGGCACGGACCGCGAATGCGGCGTCGACTAGGTTAACAAGATAGAACTACCTATTCAAAGATCGTTGGGTGAGAACACCCCCCGTTAGAGTTCGGGTAACAAAACTTGGCATCGGAAGATGCTGCGTCGTGAGGACGCTATAAACTCCGCCCAAAGGGCAGGTCGTCATAGACGTTAAAATATGGTAGAACAAACTGCTAAAAGATCGCTCACCAAGAATGGTGGTTAACCCGAAATGGTTTATAACTTCGCGTCATGTGTCGTGACGTAAAATCAGACTGCAGATGGGGCTGTATATCCTCACCGTAAAAGCTCGAGATTAAAGCTTGACTGCTAGGAGAAAGCTAGCACAGGTATGTGGGTAGCCGCAATGCTACAAGCCAGATAGTAGGGGAGCTGGGCTTAGGGCCTGCTAATCCTGAAATCCTAACCTTCACATATGTGCTGGGCCCTTACGGGGGTGATGGCTCTGGTAGACGTAACCATTCGTCGCCAACCATTAACCGGACATATGTTGAGGGTCGAGAGAGACTGACCACATTTACCGAAAGAACCAAACTTTAAAGATCGCCCACTAAGAATAGTGACTTGGGAGTAGTTTCCACCTTATCGTAAAAGCTCGAGAAATAAAGCTTGACGACCAGGAGACAGCTGGTATAGGTTAGTATATGGACGCACCACTACTGGTTAATTTTCGTACCCTACTCAGGCCTTCATGGTCGCGGACTACCCCTGTGAGGGGCAAAACTGGGTAGGGCCGGTGGTGTAAGGCTAGATGTACAGCCGCAAGAACTAAACTTTAAAGATCGATCACTGAGAACAGTGACTTGGGAGTAGTTCCCGCGTTGGTGTCCGCCAACAAGAATTGAGCTGCAGCGCGTAAGCACCGTTAACTCACCCTCTGCCAAGGGCAAACATCAACACGCTTTTCGCCCCCTCTACCTTCCAGTTAGCTGGTATTGGTGGCCCCGGATGTTTGATAATGGCGTAAGGACTATGACTGTAATATTAAATGTTATGTATTGGTTGACTCGTCAGCCTCGAGATGGAGTTCCACTATAGATCACGGATTAAATACCCGGTGCATGCTCCTTCATGCTTGGATCGCGCGGCCACTTGCCAGCCAAAGGAGCTGGTTGTATCCCTAAGAATCACGAGACACGTGTTTGTTGGTTGCGGCGTTGGTTTGACCACCGCGTACCGATTGGATATCAAAATGGTCGGATTATGTTGAGATTTTGCGTTGTATTTCAAGAATAGTGTTTAGTTAGCGAGATGCCAAAGTGGAGAAGCCCAACGATCAAGAGTAGTCCCCTGGCAATACCAGCAAGGACCATGCTTAGATCTGAAGTCGAACCCGACATCGCCCCTGTGAAAGCTGCAACACCAGTTAGAATTATGGCGTATTATTGATACTATTTCACAAAGTTGCGGGTGGAACCCAACACAACCCCGAGGAGTCGAAGCGAGTTGATTTCGCATTGCATGGAGGATTGCAGTCGCTGGCTAGAACCCAGCACCCGACCACGAGAGGAGGAAGGGGCGTCTGACACTAACGTATTCCGTGACTAAAACTCATTGGTTTAAAGTGTTCTCCAACGGCTTGGGTTTGCCGTTGTTGTGAGAATTGCCCACCACTAATATAAGAAGAGGGAGGAGTCCCCACAGAATCCACTCTGGCCACCGGGAAAGACCGGTACAGCCGCGACTCATTTTGGGTCCCTATTGGGATCCATTGTTTGAAGCAGCAGGCTTCGCAGAGGCCTTTAACTCTGCGACCCATGCTGTGGAGGCAGCGCAACCTCCAAATCGCCTTGATGCAGGCGTCGATAGCATCCCGGCTTACGCACTAGCGTTGCTGGACCTGGAGAGGTTAAACTCAGACGTTCCGTTAACCGCGCCCCGTGAATTTTGGGCATGTAGTGAACGTGTACGAAATGCTCTAGTCAAGGAGGAGCTATCGTACGAGGCGCAAATGCGCTTAGCCAACTCTGTGTTGTCGACACAGCGTGGGTGGGTTAACAAGGCCCCACAAAAACGGGTTGGGTCACCCGTCAAACAAAACACCCCTAAGAAAGTTGGGTCTCTTTCTAAAGAAAAGACCACCCCAAGCCTCGCCACAAGGTTTGGTATCGGTGAGGAACGTCGACCCTCCCATAAAATCCGCCGCTGTTTCAGTTGGCGGATAGTGCAAGCCCAGCACTTAAAAGAAGTGGCAGAGAACACTAGTCTTTACGAGTGGTTGACTAGGAACACCAAGTCCAGTGGGTTCGCTGGCAAGTGGAGAGAGGCGGAGGTAACGGCGCGAAAGATTGCCGATGAGTGTTTTAAGAAGGTCCTACCCAACCGGAAAGCGAAGACCAACCCTATAACGGGCAATGGCAAAAACCGGGAGGCTGGCGGGACTCAACACTCGTATGGCACTGCAAGACGCCCTGAAAACTGGGGGAAAAATGAGAGCACGAAAAACACGCGCACCTACCCATTCAGATATGGCGTATACACGAAAGCCATTCGGATGTGGGAAAAAGCGCCTGAAGGGCGCCCTCCAAGTTATGAGGTTCTTAACAAGAAAAACCTCCCTGAGCCCATGTCATCGTACGAATCATACGAAAACTGGGTTAGACAGCTGTCCAATGTCTATAAACGTGACGCCCATTGTTGCACAATGTATGGGGCTCCACAAGAGGACGGCTTCCCACTAAATCCATTTGGGAAGTTCATCCACGGTCTCGCGATGGTCAAGAGGTTCGATGAAGTCGAAGACCTCGAAGAGTACGTCGAGCGAGTGGGAGTGGTCGAGAGCTTGACATTGCTAGGCATGCAGGTAACCGGAAGTACGATAGGTGGAATACATTACGGTATGAAACTAGTATCAGGTCCGGCTCGAAAAGTAGTTTGGGAACTACTTAAAAAGATCCCACGGTCATGCAGCCGTAGATCAGCAACAGGTGGAGCGGCGACCATCTTGAACAATGCCAACAACGATACCTCTGGCGGGCAAGGGCCAGGCCGTGTCGCTGTTTTCCGGTCATATGAACCGGTCGTGTTTAACCTTGAAGAGGTTGACCATAAAGTCAGAAATGACTTGGAGTTTGGGGGGGTATATCTAGAAAACCCCCTTGGTGTGACGCACCAGTCTGGTCGAATAAGACCAGAGGAAATGATACGGGATGCAACACATGACCCCGTACCATTCCGGCAGCAGGAGGAGATAGACCTCGATAAAATAACCCGTGAAACGACAGACGGTGACTGTCAACCTTTGCAAGCGTCAGACTGGATGAGCAGCGACGAGCTCGCTATCTGGGCTGCAATAAAAGAGAAGGCTTATGAGTTCGGCATTTTCTCCCTGGCCACATTGTCAGGGTTCTTTTCCCTCCCCATATCAAGGATGGGGATACTTAAAGAGCGGACGGTTCAACTACAGCGCGCAGCATTAGACAAGTATCTGCGTGCCCTGAAAACCGGCTCTACTGAGTTAGCTAAACTCAGATGTCAATGGCGATGGTTCGATGACATCGTCACCAAAATTAGCAAACCCCCCGTTGCCAGCGGGGACTCTTGGGAATGGTACGAAACACCTGAGGGTAATCTGGCTTTTAAAACTAGAAATAAGGTCAAGCCGGCCTGGGCTCCCCTTCTGTTCGGAAGGGACCCTTCAAAACTTTCTCACGCCAAACTGCGTATGCCAACACTTGAAGGACATGAAGGTGCGCAAGTAGTAGTCAAAAGCAGTTATGAGGAAGCACTCGAGTGGCACTCGAGAATCGTGGCGGATAGTATGGGTATGGATCCGTCAGAAATCATTACCCGTGCGGAGGTGGTCCGCACATTTAACCAAAATCCATACGTGGATAACCACCTTAAAACAGTCAAGGAGACCCACCCACTCTTTGATGGTGTCAATGACGGGATGGATGGCCTGCTAATAGCCGATCGGGAAACCGTTTGGGACTCAATGCAGCGCTATGGGCCAAGGATGGAGCCCGAAAACCTATCTAACTCCGAAATAGATCGCATCGCATCAGCAATGTTTTGGAAAAACCCGGGTCTTTACGCCCACGCACAATTAACGCCTCTTAATAAAGTTGTAAAGAACTTAAAGGCGTCACCAGGTTACCCTCTCCTGTTTATCAAGCAAAAGAGGGACTTAAGGCATAAGAAGACGTTGATGCCTATATTAAACGCATCGAGAAACACCCTCGCCTATGACACGGTGGCAGAGGGGATATCTCATGTCTTTCCAAAAAGTCAAGCAGTATGGAAAGACAAATTGCTAATTCCGGGTAAGCTCCGGACTATTGTTGGTGTCGGAATTGTGTCGCAAACCCGAGGTCGCATCATCAATGGGGACATTAACGACCGTCGTGATCCATGGAACGCCCCTGGGAAACCAGGGATGCCCATGACGGGCCGTGCATTTAATGAGATGTACAAGGCATCGGAGCATCACACACATCATTACTCCTTAGACGGGACGAAATATGACAGCACTGTAGCAAGGCAAGTAGTCAAAGTCTCATCTCGGCTTAGGAAAATGGGTTACGAATGGCACCCAGACGCAGAGCACATATGTCGTGCGATCGAAGCTATCGAGGAGACCGTGGCGCAGTCTCATTTAATCAATTTATGCGCCGACAAAGTGGATGACCCCCTCCGCCACATGTACAAAATGGGGGGAATAGCAACTGGTCACGAATCGGTTACCGAAGATAACACACAGACACTTCAGGTTACCGTAGTAGCGACACTTTGCCGACTCTGGCACGTTACGCCAGAATTTGTGATAGACACGATCTCTCTCGAAAATACAGGAGACGACAACTTTCTGCACTGTAGTAGAGAGATAGATCAAGTCGAATTTAAGAAGATCGCAAAGGAACTTACAGGCGTCGAGTTCCGCTTTGAGGACGCCAAAAAAGGAAGCTTAGAAGGCATTGAATTCCTTGCCAAAACAGGATATTTAATGCAGCCTTCCGATATCGACGAGCTGGAAAGGTTCGATATCAATACAGACGGACTGAAGTACAAGGTTGTTCATAACCGAGACACTCTCCGAATGCGCTATGTGACCTTGCGACAAGACGGTCACACTCGAAAGTCGATGCAGCGCCCATTTTCGAGGGCACAATATATGCTGCAGCGAATAGCAGGTTACGCCCTGCTAACTGCGCACCAGCGCGACTTGTATAATTTCCTAAGCGAAGAACGGGAATACTACATCTCCAAAGTTCCTGAGCAGCTGCAAGAAAAGCTCAGAAAAGACAAAGCACTAAAGTTCCCAACATACAGAAAAGTAATGCAACTTTGGTACGCGCCCTTGCCCGAGGACGAAAATAAAAAAGGGCTAGTTCCCGTGTGGCTAGCGTATTGGGATGCGGCAAATATCGAGGGGTACAAACTCGACCGCACCTTGCGAAAAACACGGAATTGGATGATGGGTTTAGACCCTGAATTTTGGGACTTACCGGATGTCCCCATCCATCACTTGCCTGGCGCAATGCAGGCTTGGTTGCCCACCTTCGAGGTGGAAGAATTTATTTATTTCAGGCAACTGGAATGGTCTTGGCCGACCGATCAAGAATTAGGCCCTGATCACGCATCGGCGTTCATACCGATCGTTACCGAGGAGCTCATGACTAGCCTCGTTAAACAAAGTCCTTTCATGGGTTGTACTGATGTGCCTGCCTTCTGCATGTCAGTTATACCAAGATTGGAAAAAGAGATACGGGACTCTCCAAACCCGTATCAGTTCGTCATTAGACAATGCGTGAGGACACGATTCCGCATGTCTATATTATCCTTCCTGTACAGTGCCTTGACGTTGGCGACTAGTGCAATACCAGCAGGTTGGATGTCGGTAGCACCCTTAGTCATGGACATCTATTATGGTGGCTTACGCCGGCTGTACAGCTGGATGAGCTACGCATATTGGCTTGACAAGGGGAGGGGGTCACCCGTAATATCAAATATGGCCCCAAAAGACCAGTTCGGTGTCTATAAACTCGGAGCGTGCAAGCTTCTCCATATGATTCCTAGAAACTTCTCGCTGCCAGATCTTCTGCCGTTCTTAGCATTGGATTTTGGTGACGTGATAGAGAAAGGAGCAAAGGGGATAACGTTCCTACAAGGCCTTGCGACAACGAGGAAAGGCCAGGGAAAAGAGGCGATAAGTGATCACTCGAATAATGAG